CTTGGCAATCTTTCAGATTGTTATAAAACCACTTAGCTTCAGCTAATCTTCTACGATCAATCTTTAACAGACCACAGTCTTTCTTGGTACTGTTATTCTGCTCGATCTGTGTCATCAGAAAGCCTAGTCTGACCCATAAACCCTGTGGGTTTTTATCTGAGCCATTGAACTGAGATACATTTACAATGTCTCTCTTGAACTGATTCGCATCTTTACGATCTCTGCTACGCAGTTCCTTTGCAATAGCTTGACCTTCGGTTTCAAGAGTACCAAGTTGTTTTGTAGAATTTTCCATTTGTTTTTCTCCAAATTGAGTTGAGTTGAATTACTGTTTATTATGAGACATTTAAGATCTCTCACTGAACATGAGATCCTTAAATGTCTCTATAAACTAGTACATTAGAATACTGGTTCCTGAACTATCCAAGAATGATTTACACCATAATACGAAGTATAACCCTTGTAACTGTCAGGACTTTTTATGTCCTCTCCAAGTTCAGGTTCTACGTAATGAGCATCTGCTGACATTGCATCTGCTACTGCACGCTCTTGTGCTTTACTATAATTGGAATATACTCCAATTAATGCATCATGTTCTCCATTAACTATGTAAACATTTCTCATTTTGAACTCCGTTTATTGTGTCCAACGTTGGACTGTTGCTTCTATGCATCACTTAGATCACAAGCCAAATGAAATGTCAACCTCTTTCCCTGCGCATTATGCGGTTGTGAAAGAGCGTGTGATGTGATCGGGTGAGAAAACTCAGCGGTGGGTTTCTACTCAATATAGAATATATTGGAAGTCTTTGGAATCATTGGAGTTTTTGGATTTGAGTTATAAATCTTTAAAGATTTCTAAAGGTTTCTGGAGCTGTCCACTAGAGACTCTGAAATCTTTGGAGTCCTTTTGCGTAGACATACAAAGACTTTCAAAGTCTTCCTAGGCTTGGGTGTCTGTGTAGGGGTACGCAGGTGTCCATACCCCCTCCCCCGTATATATACTCATGCTCAAACATTTTCCAAAGGTTTTAGAGTGTCTACCAGATAGGCCCACAGACCTTTAAAGCCCCCAGATACTAAAAAAGGCCCACCGGCCTTTAAAGAGTCCCACTGTAGGTGGGGAAGTATTTAGATATGTAGGATATATATATGTACCTCGGGGGGTACAAATATTATTATACACCTGTATTTCAATTTTGTCAATGAAATAATACCAAAAAAAGAATAAAATAGTTCTTGACAAACCTTCTATATAGTATTATAATGTGTAACATGGAACCTAAAAAAGAATTGACCACAAAACAACAAGATTTTTTAGACAATCTTATTGCGTGTGGAGGTAATGCACAACAAGCTGCAGAAGTAGCTGGCTATGCGCCCGGTAGCTACACATCAGTTGTCAAAGCTCTTAAGTCAGAAATCTTAGATCTCACTGAAGGCGTGTTAGCCGTGAACGCCCCTAAAGCAGCCATGAAGCTCATTCAGGTCATGGACAGCGATGAGCCTATCCCACAGGCTAATATGCGACTACAGGCAGCACAGACGCTCCTAGACCGTGTTGGGATAGGTAAGAAAGAAAGATTAGATGTAAAAGTTGAAACACCAAGTGGATTATTCATTTTACCTGCAAAAGTACCAACAATCATAGAAGACGCAGAATATGAAGAGACGTACAAGTAGTACAATTCCATTTGGTTATAAGTTAGTAGATTCAGATCCTGAACACATCGAAGAGATCCCCAGCCAACTTGAAGCTTTAAACAAGATACTACCGATGATTAAATCAAGATCTCTGTCTCTACGCGAAGGTGCATTGTGGTTGACCCATAAAACTGGTCGTTCTGTTTCACATCAAGGATTACAAAAAATAATCAATAAATATGGAAAAGAATGATTGGGATATAAACCCACAAAATTACGTTACAAATGAAGATGGTTCTTTTGTTTTAAAGAAAGATGGTACACCAAGAAAAAAGGCTGGACGCTCCAAAGGATCTAAAGGCCGTGGATACAACTATCACTCAAAGACTAAAGCAAAACAAGAAGCATCTAAAACTGTACGTGAAAAGAAAAGAAGAATAGCGAAGGCCCGTTCCGATATTTCACGATATCAAAAGTCTGTTGAAAAGACTGAAAAAGCTCTAAACCTTTTAGACGACAACACAAAAAAGAATGAGGGTCGTGTTGTTGAAGATACGTTTGTTGAAGAAGCAGCCCCATCGCTTCAGGCCGAGTTGAAAAAGAATGTTATATTTCAACCTAATGATGGTCCTCAAACAGATTTCTTGGCTGCAGGCGAAACAGATGTGTTATATGGCGGAGCGGCTGGTGGAGGCAAAAGTTATGCGATGTTGGTTGACCCCCTTCGATTCGCACATCGGTCAGCACATAGAGCATTAATCCTTCGGCGCTCTATGCCAGAGTTACGCGAACTTATAGATAAGTCTCGAGAACTTTATCCTAGAGCATTTAAAGGTGCTAAGTTTAAAGAAGTAGAAAAGTTATGGCAGTTCCCAAGTGGAGCAAAGATAGAGTTTGGGTTTTTGGAACGTGATGCAGATGTATATCGTTACCAAGGACAAGCGTACAGTTGGATAGGTTTTGATGAGATAACTCATCTTCCCACAGAGTTTTGATGGAACTACTTAGCTTCACGATTAAGAACAACCGACCCAGAAATAACGCCTTATATGCGTTGTACGGCTAACCCCGGCGGATCAGGGGCTTTATGGGTTAAAAAAAGATACATATCGCCTGCACCACACAACGATTCTTTTGTAGGTAAAGACGGAATCACAAGAAAGTTTATTCCTGCTCGACTGAATGATAATCCGTATCTGGCTGCTGATGGTCGATACGAACAAATGCTAAAGAGCTTACCGCCTACTCAGCGCAGACAACTGCTAGAGGGTAACTGGGAAATTTCAGAAGGCGCAGCATTTACAGAGTTTGATCGAGAAATACACGTTATTGAGCCTTTTGAAATACCCCTTCATTGGGAACGTGTTAAAGGCCTTGACTACGGGTACGCATCAGAATCCGCTTGTGTTTGGGTAGCAATAGATCCTAATGATGGGACGCTAATTGTTTATAGAGAATTATATAGAAAGGGTCTTTTAGCTACAGAGTTAGCAGAGATGTTAACAAATATGGAGCTAAGTGATCCAATGTCTGTTAGAGGCGTACTAGATACAGCATGTTGGTCGCGAACAGGCACTACAGGTCCAACAGTAGCAGAAACACTAATTCAAGCCGGACACAAGCTTAGGCCTGCAGATAAAAACCGCATAGCAGGTAAAATACAAATTCACGAACACTTAAAGCTTCAAAATACAGGACGACCTAGAATTCAAATGTTTAATACATGTCCAAATCTAATTCGTGAATTACAAAGCATTCCGCTTGATAAAAACAATCCTGAAGATGTTAATACACACGCTTCGGACCACGCTTATGATGCACTGCGATATCTTATCATGTCGCGTCCAAGAATGAGTGATCCGTTAAGCCAAATACGATCTTTACATCGTAGTCAACACTTTCAGCCATTCGATTCAACATTTGGTTACTAATATATGAGCGACGATTTATTAGACAATGCAGATAATCTTTATTTCACAGAAGTTGAAAATGAAGACGGTTTAAATGTCGAACTAGAAGATGACTTACGTTCTAATTTAGCTGGCCTTATTGAAGCTCGTTTCGTTACAGCAGAAGATGCACGAAACTATGACGAAAACCGATGGATAAACTCTTATCATAACTTCCGTGGAATTTATCCAAAAAACTCTCCTTTTAGAGAAAGTGAAAAATCTAGAGTATTTATTAAGATTACAAAGACTAAAGTGCTGGCTGCTTATGGACAGTTAATTGATGTAATCTTTGGAACAGGAAAATTTCCTATTGGCGTTTCAGCTACAAGTATTCCTGAGGGCGCTCCTGAATATATGCACATGTCAATGGGCGCTGCGCCGGGAATTGAAACTAGTTCAGCAACCCCTTCGCCTGTAGAAAACAAAGAAGACGATCCTTTTGACATAGGCTTTGAAGGTGACGGGAAGGTTCTTAAGCCCGGAGCAACATACAAAACAGGCAAGTTTATTGACGACCTGATTGAAGAGAATGAAGATCTTTTTGAAGATGGCGCTAATGCCGATCCACAAATACCAGAAATTTCTCCAGCCAAGCAAGCTGCGAGAAACATGGAAAAATTAATTCATGATCAAATAGATGAGTCAAACGGCTCAAGCGAATTACGTAATGCTATTTTTGAATCGTGTTTATTTGGAACCGGGATCGTAAAAGGTCCGTTTAACTATAACAAAACATTACATCGTTGGGAAAACAGCGAAGAGAAAGGAGAACGTGAATACAACCCATTATTTGTTAGAGTGCCTCGCATTGAGTTTGTTTCTATTTGGGATTTTTTCCCTGACCCTAATGCCACTAGTTTAGAAGAATGTGAATATGTACTACATCGCCACAAGCTAAATAAATCACAGCTTAGAGGATTAACAAAGCTTCCATATTTTAATGAAGACGCTATACGTGAAGTTCTTGGTCTTGGACCAAACTACACTGAGCGTGATTATGAGTATGAGCTAAAAGATGATCAGCGTGTACATGAGTATGGTAGCGGCCAGTTTGAAGTTTTAGAGTATTGGGGTATTATGGATGCTGAGTATGCTCGTGAAATAGGCATGGAAATCTCAGATGATGTTGATGATCTTGATGAAGTTCAAATCAACGCATGGGTATGTAACGGAAAAGTACTACGTGCGGTTGTTAATCCTTTCGCACCTATGCGTATTCCTTACCACGCGTTTCCTTATGAAAGAAACCCATATAGTTTCTTTGGCATAGGTATTGCAGAAAACATGAATGATAGCCAACAGATTATGAATGGTCATGCACGTATGGCTATTGATAATCTTGCGCTTAGTGGCTCATTAGTTTTTGAAGTAGATGAGACTATGTTGGCCGGTGGTCAAAGCATGGAAATATATCCCGGTAAAATATTCCGACGACAATCAGGAATGCCGGGACAAAGTATTCATGGAATGAAGTTTCCAAACACATCACAAGAAAACATGATGATGTTTGACAAGTTCCGACAGTTAGCTGACGAGCAAACAGGCATACCTAGCTACTCACA